GTCCGTCCACGGCGCGCACGTCGGGGAGCCGGCCTCCACCGCCCTCGTCCAGTGGGCGCGCGCCCGGCCGTCCGTCGCCGCGCTCCTGCTCCACGGGCTCGCCGAGGCCACGGCGGCCCTGCTCACCGACCCGACCCGGAGCGCGCCATGCGAGCCGTCGTGATCTCCGCCATCGCCACCCTCGCCGTGATCGGCGTCGCCGTTGTGGGCGTCCTCGCGGTGGCCGCGTGGTCGTTCCGTCGATGGGCGCGCCGCCGGTGGGCGCAGCGGGTCGACGCGATGAGTGACGCCGAGCGCGCCGCGTGGGGACTCCCCCCGCGCCCGCGGCCCTGACCCATACCCCGGAGCGATGATGCCCCGTGACGCCACCGCCCGCGCGCTGCCCGAGCCGGAGCCAGCCGAGTGCCAGCACCCCAGCATCCACTGGCACCCGCCCAAGCGGTGCCCCGGCCACCCGGACGGCGGCCCCGCGCCCGCCGGGGCGGAGTACTGGAGCCAGGGCGGTCACTGCCGCCGCTGCCGGCTCCCGATGGCCCGCGTCGGGTGGCTCGCTTGGGGTGACGCCGCGCCCGTCCCCGGCGCCGACCCGCTGCCGACGCCGAACGACGGCCGCCAGTGGACCGCGCGCCGGCGCTACGGCTGACGCCGGACGTGTGGCGCGCTTCTTGTGGCGAGCTTAGACTTGATTCGTCCGCGGATAGGTGCGCGCCCGACGCGTGCCGACAAGGGCCCCCGGGCCCTTCCGCTCCCAACTCCGCACGGCCGGTCACGGCGCCCCGTCTCTCTGAGATGCGGGCGCCGTCGTCGTTCAGCCCCGACGCGATACCCCATGAAGCGCGCGCCCGCGAAGACACCCCATGCAGTCCCGGTCGCCGCGTGCGGCGCCCAGACCCGGGCGGGGCGGCCGTGCGCCAACGTGCCGGGGTTCAAGACCGACCACCCCGGCGAGGGGCGGTGCTACCTGCACGGCGGGCTGACGCCGATCAAACACGGCCGCTACTCGCGGATCAAGCGGCAGGCGATCCGGGACCTCATCGCGGAGTTCGACGCCGACCCGGACCCGCTCAACATCCTGCCGGAGCTCGCCGCCGCCCGCGCGCTGTTCGTCGACTTCGTCGAGCGCTACGACGCGTGGCGCGCGGCGCTCATCGCGTGGCACCGGAGTGACCTCGGGAGCAACCGCCCGATGCGGCCCGACAAGGTCGCGGCGCTCCGGACGATCCTGAAGGACTGGGAGGCCGAGCGCGCCGACTTGGCCGGCGAGGATGCGGACGACCTGCCGCAGCAGGAGCGCGACCTGCTCGCCGACGCCCGGGACGTGCTCGACTGGCTGGCGACGCCGCCGGAAGGGAAACCCCACGACGTGCTCGACGTCGCCGACGCCCACAAGCTACTCAGCGAGGTCACGAAGATCGTCGAGCGGCACGAGCGGATTCAGGCGTCCCGCGCCATCAGCGCCGCCGTGTTCATTCGGGTTATGAACGAACTCGGCTCCGTCGTCGAGCGGCACGTCCGCGACTTCGCGACGCAGCAGCGCATCCGCGAAGGGTGGCTCGAGGTGCGGGCCAATCTCGCCGCATGAGCCCCGCGTCCGTCGCATGAGCCGGCCCGCCGCCGCAACGCGCGTCCTCGCGTTCGACGCCGCCGACCTGTTCGGCGATGGCGGGCCGGTGATCGGCTCGCTCGCGTGGCTGCTCGCGCAGGGCGTGGAGCGCGCGGCCGGGGTGCTCGATCCGCCGCCGGCGGCGCTGGAGGACGCGCCGGACGTGTGGGACGCGTGGCTCCACCGGCTGTTCCCGACGTCGGTGCGCGCCGGGTTCGCCGACCGCCACCGCGCGTTCTGGCACTGGCTCTGGGCGATCACGCCGGACTCGGACCCCGAGGCGTTCGTCGGCATCTGGCCGCGCGGCGGCGCCAAGTCGAGCACCGCGGAACTCGGGTGCGCCGCGCTCGGGCTCCGCAACCAGCGCCGCTACGTGCTCTACGTGCGCGACACGCAGGACCGCGCCGACGACTCGGTCAACAACATCGCCAAGCTGTTCGAGGCCGAGAGCGTCGCGCGGGTGTACCCGGAGCACGCCGAGCGGAAGGTGGGCAAGTTCGGCAACTCCGACGGCTGGCGGCGCAACCGCATCCGGACCGCCGGCGGGTTCACGGTCGACGCGCTCGGGCTTGACGTCGCGGCGCGTGGCGCGAAGCTCGAGGACCAGCGGCCGGACGTCATCATCTTCGACGACGTCGACGGCCGGCACGACTCGCCGGCGGCGACCGCGAAGAAGCTGGCGACGATCACCGACAGCTTGCTGCCCGCCGGCACGGCGAACTGCGCCGTCGTCTTCATCCAGAACCTCATCATCCCGAACGGCATCGCGTCGCAGCTCGCCGACGGGCGTGCGGCGTTCCTGACGCGCCGCCTCGTGAGCGGCCCGGAGCCGGCGGTCCGCGGGCTGACGACGACGCGCGTGGCGGACGACGCGACCGGCGTGGTGCGGACGGTCATCACCGGCGGGGCGCCGACGTGGGACGGGCAGGATCTTACGGCCTGTCAGCAGTTGATGGACCGCATCGGCTTCGCGTCGTTCAACCGCGAGTGCCAGCACAACGTCAAGGAGCGCGAGGGCGCGCTCTGGACGACGGACCTGCTCAACGCGCGGCGCGTGTCGAAGGCGCCGCCGCTCAAGCGGGTCGTCGTCGCGGTCGACCCGTCCGGCGGGTCCGCCGAGATCGGCATCGTCGCCGCGGGACTCGGGTTCGACGGCCACGCGTACGTGCTCGACGACCGCACGGCCAAGGGCGCGCTCGGGCCGCGGCACTGGGGGCGGGTCGTGTGCGACCTGTACGCCGACCGCGAGGCCGACCGCGTGATCGGCGAGCGCAACTTCGGCGGGGATCTCGTCGAATCGAACATCCAGGCGGCCGACGAGACGGTGCCGGTCAAGCTGGTCACCGCGAGCCGCGGGAAGGCGCAGCGCGCCGAGCCGGTGGCCGCGCTCTACGGCGACCCCGCCGCGCCGTCCGACCCGGGCCGCGTGCATCACGTCGGCGACTTCCCGGAACTCGAGGCGGAACTCACCGGCTGGGCGCCCGGCGACGCGTGGAGCCCGAACCGGCTCGACGCGCTCGTGTGGGCGATCACCGAGTTGCTGCTCGGCGTGCAGTTCGAGCCCTTGCCCGCCCCCCCCGCCAACCCGCGGCGCTTCGCCGTGGTCGGTCACTGAGCCCCGAGGACGCCGATGGCCACCGCGGTCCGCCCCGACGTGTTCGCCGAGCCCACGCCGCCAGGCCAGCCCCGGCCCGCCGCGGGCGTCGCCGGTCCCGACCCGCGCCAGAACACGGCGCTCGCGACGCTGCTCGGCTCGACGCACCCCGTCTACCGCGCCGGCGTCGCCGACTGGCTCACCGCCGAGCGGCGCCTGTTCGGCGGGAGCCCGGCGCTGAGCGAGCTCCAGCCGTTCTCGGGCGAATCCGCGGCCGACTACATGATCCGGCAGCGGAAAGCGACGTACGTCCCGTTCCCCAAGTTGCAGGCGGCGGCGCAGACGGGCCACCTCATGCGCCAGCTGCCGATGCCGGTCTACGGCACGCTCGGCGAGGTGCGGGAGCGCGGATCGCTCACCGGTCAGCCGTCGCTGGCGGAGCTGATCCACTACAACACCGACGGCGTCGGCGCGGACGGCTCGCAGTGGCCCGCGTGGTGGGCGCGCGTCACCGAGGCGATCCACGGGCCGGGGTTCGGCTGGATCTTCGTGGAGGCGCCGCCCCGGGACCGCGAGGGACCGACGACCGCCGCCGACGTGCGCGCGGGCCAGCGGCCGTACCTCGTGCATTTCAGCCCCACGCAGGTGCCCAACTGGCATCTGCGGGACGGGCGGCTCGAGTGGGCCGTCGTACGCGTGCCGATGCGCGCGCCCGTGTTCGGCGCCGACGGGTTCACGGGCAACGACGGCGGGTTGGGCTACCTGCTGCTCGTCCGGCGCGGGTGGCAGGGCTTCGGCGAGCCGTTCCGCGCCGGCG